ATACTTATTTGGATTACCTGCAATACCAAGTGACCGTTCCTCTTGTGTAGGAGGAAGTTCTGCTTGACTTTGTTCAGGTGTTTTACTCTTACGAGTTCTTTTAGTTGGTTTAGTTTCTTCTGTCATTGTTGTGCTTGCATTTGCATTTGTTGCTGCTGTTGCTGCTGATCTATCTGTGCGAATTGTCCAGCTTGCTTAGCCATCTCCATATCAATGGCTGAGTTCTGAGCAGCTTGTTGTTCTTGTTGCTGCTCTTGCATACTCTTAATAAGGTTCAGAGTATCGATACCCATTGCAGCAGCCAGTCGTTTAATTGCTTCATCACTATTGATGAACTTCATCATTGCCTCAGGTCCAAGGGTTCCGGCAACAGTAGTCATGAAGTTGGTTAATGCTTCACGATCCATGCCACGACCAACACCATTAAGACCAGCAATAATTGTAGGTTTAACGAAGTCTTTTGGTATTTTAGGAATAGACTTTGCTTTGGTTAGCATTGACATCTTACGATTCAAATAAGGAACCAAGAACTCAACAGTAAGTAGACTAAATAATCCACCAAGTTGTTGCTCTAATTCCATCTGTGTCATGCGTACTTCTTCAGCAGTAGTACGTTCACTATTTCTTACCTGAAGAACCATAAATGCTTCAGCTAATCGCTTCTCCAATACCTGCATTTGTTGTTGAGCAGTCTGGAAGTCAGCTCCTTTACCTACTTGAACAACACCAATGTCCTCAGGTCTACCTTGGACAATGGCACCGTTCCTAGCTTGAGCCAGGGTCTGTGGTTTAGTGGTGCTCGAAGGTGATACAACAAAGACAACTTTAGCTGCTGCTGCAGAGCCTTCTACGAGTGCCTGAGAGAGTGCTTCGAGTGACTTGAGATCACCCATAAACTCTTCTACTCGACCACGACCGTAGGGTTCCTGATCAACAGTATTGAATCTAAGTGCAATCCAAGGTGTGTTATCTACAGGTGCTTTACTATAAGAACCTTCTAACACATATCCTTGACACTCTTGATGCCATACATAGTTCTTGTCATCACGTAATACGTGAGTGTATACATCGACATCATTGTCTTCAGCATCACTATGTTCACCATCATCACCAACACGATTAACTGCTTGTGTGTATTCAGCAGGCATCTGTTTCATTACTAGGTCACGATTAATTCGTTCACGTGTAACAATCTCAATTACATTACCTTCACCATCACGGTCAATAACGTATCTATTTAATGGATACAATTTAAGATGATCCTTGCCCATAAAGATAAGAGCATTACCAGCAACAACAAGATGTTTCATTGCTTGATGGATAACGACTCTATCGTCAGAGGCTGAGATCAGTTCATTAATTGTTCGTTCAATCTTTGCAAAACTAAGATCTAACTCTGTTCTTACCTGTGCATCAATATTCTGTTCAATCAATTTAGCTTCATCTAGTTGTAGTTTGAAGAAGCTAGTTTGAGCAGGCATCAATGCCAGCATAAGTTTAGAAGCCAAGGTAACAACACCTTTAGCTCCTACACTTTGCCAGGGTGTTAGAAGAGATCTCCTAGATTTGACATTATCCTCATCATCCCAACGGATGAGATATGGAAGAGTTAGTTTAGCTGCTTCCATTGCAGTCTCTAGGTACTGATCTCTATCTGATCGAAGGAGAGAGTACCTACTGTAAGCTGTGTCTTTCATGATTCTTGTTGTGCTTCTAACGCTTCTGCTATTGAGTTGTAGTATTCGCCGTCGGGATCCCTCTCATGATCACGCTTAATGTGGTCAGGAATTAAACTATATTTCTCCATATCAGTTAGATCCCTAAATCTAACTTCCCTACCAGTGGCATGGTCAGTAATAGTGTAATTAAACTTATCATTCCGAGGACCCTCGTTTTCATAACGAACAGTGTGACCATGAAGATTACCATCAGTATCTATCCATGTGTTGCCTGAACCACCACTTTGACCAAATTGTAGATTTTTTCTCCATTCAGGTAACCAATCTTTAGTTTGAATTGTTTCCCAAGGCGCTAGTTCAGGCTCTGGTTCCGGCTCAGGCTCTGGTTCCGGTTCAGGCTCAAGTTCAGGTTCAGGTTCAGGTATGGGTTCTGGCTCAGGTTCAGGAGTTGGTTCTGGTTCTGGTTCAGGAGTTGGTTCTGGTTCTGGTTCTGGTTCTGGTTCAGGTGTACCTTCTGGCGTACCTAAACCAGGATCATTACCTGGAAATTCAGGATCAGGATTTTGACCATACTCAAAAGTATATGGATCGCCAGGATTAAGTTCTTCTAATTCTTGACCAATAAACTCTTCACGCTCAGGTGCTACGTAAGTACCGTACTCAGGCTGAACATACTCAGGTAATACTTGAACAGGTCCTTGATAAGATAAAGGATTAGGATCAAACCTAGCCATTTGATCTAGAGTTTGTTGTCTAGCTTCAATGTCTCTTGTAATTCCATAGTCAGGTACTTCATAGTTCTGTGGTTGGAACATATTAAGTATTTCTCTTACTTCATCAAGCGGTCTTGAATTTTCATCCCTAATCCTATCGATTCGATCAGTGACCTCACCAATCTGACCGGTAAGCCGGTCATATTCCATTTCATAGTTTTCAATATTGAGTCCTTGTTCAGCTACATACGCTGCATCTCTAGCTCTCCACTCAGCATCGGTTAAACCACTTGCAGTTAATACTGCCTGCCGTTCCTCATCAGACATTGCTTCATAAGCAATAAGGTTATCTGATTGATAGTAAGGATTAATTTGCTGACCAAGATGTTCTGTTCTTTGGTACTCAGCTACCCATGGCTCAAGAACAGTGTTGTACACAAGAGGTTCGAAAGTATCCCTAGGTTTATCTTCCTCCTCTGGTTCTGGAGGTAACTGAGACCTATCATAGTAATCAAAAGTCCAATTACCACCAGTATTATCCCAATTAAAACCACCACTGGTTTCATTACGTCTGATACTTTCAACGAGACCTCTACCTTCATCGTCTGCCAGGTAGTTTCTTAATATATCCTCACTAAATCCTTGACCACCATGAAAGGTGCTACCTAATGAATCAAAATCAAGAGGTTCTTGATCATCATCCCTAACATCATTGATACCATCATCGTAGGCATCCATGGTGCTTCTAATGAAATCTTCTACCCTTGCTTCACTATCTCTATCATAACCTAATATGTTTTCAAATTGCTCTACTGTAGGTGCAGGTTCACTAGGCAGATGACCATATTCTAGAGTATTATTTCCGGAAACATAATTCCACATGTTGTTGTTACCGAAATCTAATAATTTGATTTCACCATCAAAATTAGTAGCGGTAACATATTCGCTAGGGTCTTTAGATGCCAACAAAAGACCATCATTAATCATCGCAGCAAATTCTTCACTGCTAGCAGTAGTTTGTTCTTTAAGCTGCTGAACTTCTGCAGGGTTTAATTTTCCATCAACTATAAGTTCTTGGAATTTTTTCCACAAACTTTCATCATCTTGAATGCTAGCCATTAGTCTCCTCCTCTATTCTATCTAGTAGCCACTCAACGACAGAACGTTGACCAGCTTTGTACATAATCAT